AGCTATGTGATAAAGCAGGCTATAACACTTGTCTTATTACAGGTTGGAAGAACGTTGGTTCTATTGATGAATTCAAGGAAGGTAAGTATGACATCATGGTTGCTAACAGTACTAAAGTACATAGAGGATTCAACCTGCAGATTGCACATGTAACACTTTACTATTCTAACAGTTTCTCAATGGAAATTAGACAGCAGTCAGAGTTCAGAACCTTCCGTATCGGTCAGACTAAACCTTGTCTGTATATCGATTATACAGCATGTGAAGTAGACCGTACAATCAACAGGTCACTTGCTCTGAAGAAGAACTTGCTTGAGTATATTAGAGAGAAAGATATTAGTGAGGTAGTATAATGACTAAGATTGATCCGGCTTATGGCAACAGTTCTGGGTATTTCAAAGACCCAAGTAACGGTGAACCTTTATCACCTGATACACCGAGAGTGATACCTTGTAGCTTTGATAACGGTAAGTTTGTATGGCCGCAGGTTTCATTTGCGAATGGTGAGATGGGTAAGATTGTATATGCTTGTTTCACTCCAGAAGAGAAGGAGTTGTACAAAGCATACAGAGGGAGGGGTACAGGTAATGCACGATCTAGACAGAATACTTCTAGCAATCGGCGCAGTAACAGTGTTGATACTGGTTCTGATAGTACTACCGCTAGCGGTACTTCTAACAGCGTAGAAGATAACCGATATACATATCTACCTGATGGTAAGATAATTGATAATGAGACTGGTGAGTTTGTTACTAAGCCAAGGACTACAGCACCGGTTAAACATTCAGTATCATCTGCTATATCTGCGCAGTCATTAGAGTTGGTTCGTAAGTGTGACACACTGCTTGGTATAAATAATATATCAGGCATTGATTATGCTGTGTTGTGTCATTCATCAGATGTACATACACTGTATCACATTCCGCGACAGTGTATTCCAGATGACGAGATAGAAAGGCTAAGTAATTATGACTAGAGAAGAGAAAGAACTATTCAGAAAGAAAGGTTCGTGGCGACGTTGGAGAGCCAAACTCAAAGCAGCATGGAATCACATGGATGCAATAACTCTCAAGCCTTTGACTAAGACCTGGAACTTACATCATCTTGATATGCGTGACAAGAACTATACTAACATCACTGATGTAAAAAGATTCTTGCCACTGAATGAAGATACACATAAGTTTATACACTGGCTGTATAGACTGTGGAAGAAAGATAAAAAGGTCCTTGACAGAATTAAACTGGTCATGGAGAAAATGGAGGAAATGAATAATGATTAGTAAAGTAATCGGTCTTAAGCCTGTGACCCATAAGAAGACAGGTAACACGTATCTGGTAGCTGTACATCCGGCAATTGAATGTACAAACGGTAGAGAAGAGAAAGAGTACGTTGTGTACTTTAATCTTAAGGGTCAGATGTTCGTTCGTGAAGCAATTGAGTTCCATGAAAAGTTTACTGAACAGTAAAAATTATTTCAGTTGAAAAATGTATACATTCATAATTTATGATATAATAGAACATTATGACAGATTCTGAGAAGATTGAAATCAAAACTGCACTTAACAGTTACACTGACTTGCTGTACAATCAGCTAGTCGCTGCGATAGAAGCAGCTGAAGTGGAACTGCCTGGAGACATTGATGATAATCAAAGGCACATGATGATAACTAACCTTATCAAAAGTACATTTGAAAATCAACAGGCAGTTATTAAAAAAGGATTTGATGAAGTCAATGAGAAGCTTAAAGACAAAGACTTCATAAATAAATTACGGGAGGATGTAAATGGCAGATGACTTTGACTACATGAATGTGAAGACCGAAGACAAACAGGTACTGTCTAATCTTTCACAGATGGGTGAGCATCTAAAAGAGCTGCAGCTTAAGATGATTGCTGCACAGGATGAAGCTGACAGAGCCAAGAAGGAGTATGAACATTATGCAAATGTAATACTTCCACAGGAAATGTTCAGTGTAGGTGTTGAAGCAATCACACTTTCAAATGGTGGTACAATCCGTGTACAGCATAAATATTACTGTCAGCCAAACAAGAATGACAGTGACAAACAGATTATGGCAGATTGGCTGCGTAAACATCAGGGTGAAGACTTGATTAAAGAAACAGCTAATGTCTCTCCTGATGATATTAGCAAGCTAAAGGAATCAGGTATTCCATACGTAGCTAAGAGTGACATCAACACCAACTCACTTAAAGCATTCTTGGTTAAAGGTCTTGGTGTTAACTCAGGTGTGCAGCAGTTTAGCATTGAAGATATTCCAGCATGCATGCACTTTCAGCAGGTTACATTCACAGAATTGGAGGTATAAAAATGTGTAACAAATCACTTGCTATCACTTGTGTGGTTACTTATAATGACCACTTGAAGTCAGTAGCACAAATGTCTGTAACACTTACAGATGTACCAGAAGACATCACAATTGATGCCTTGAACTTTCAGGCAAGCCGTGTTGTATTAGACAAACTTAAATCAGGCTGGTTTGATTGTGTCATTGCTAATAAGCCGACACTGCTTAACAGCAACAACATTGCAGACGTCGTTGTACAGGACGTAAAAGAATTATTTGAAGAAGGTGAAAAAGATGAGTAAAGAAGTTATATTGCCAGTTGGAACAAACATCCTGGCTCGCATGGAAAAGATTAATACTAAGAGCAAGATTCAGTTGCTTGAAGGAAGTATGGCCGCACAGGATGCATGTTATCTTATTGTAGACTCTGTTGGACCTGAACTGTCAGCAGATATTAAAGAAGGTGATACATTGCTTGTTGACCCTGCTATGGCTATGTCATTCTGCAAGATTGATGACAACTTTGTTGTTGTACCGGTTGAAGCAGTGCGTGCCGTTAAACGCACTATTAAGTCATAAACCTCCCGTGACTTGATATAAATCCTAGTTGCCGCTAGGTCACCTGACATGGTCCAGCGTGTCAGGTGTATTCTTTTTAGGGGGATAAGTGTATGTCACTATACGATGATGTATACGGAATAACTTATAAGTCAGCTGAGCAGCAGAAGAGCTTACTAACTGAAGCATTAAGACAGCAGAATGGTAAGGGCTTTGAAAGCTTAGATGAACTTAAAGCGTGGGCACATGAACATTTGCTTGATAAAGTACTGTTCAGTAACATGTCACATTCTTTTATGTGTGTGTCACATAAAGGTGAAATCATGTTGCCAAGTATGTTTGAGCAATACTATGGTTCAATTCTATTCACAGAAGAACGTTCTGGAAATAAAATCATAACAACCAGGTGGCATCCTGAAGGATTCGAGTTCTATGATAAAGCATATATTGCTGCTGAGCAGTCTGATGGTTTACATCGTCCTTTGTATTATAGGGATTACACAGTACCATCAGGCTATTACAATGCTGAGAGAGATGCGTTCAATGTTGCGAAGCCGTTCCCGGTATTCGCCAAAGAAACGGGAAGAGATACTTCACACATTTACACGTACATTGAGCATATTGCTGGTGAGTGTAGCATGTGGTTGCTTGCTTGGCTTCGTGCTAAGCTTCTCTACCCTACTGTAAAAACACAGGTTGTACCAATCATTGTGTCAAGAGCACAAGGTTCTGGTAAGACAACATTCGCAGAGGTTATATGCAAAGGACTATTTGGGAAGGAGAACGTGATTGTGTCGGACCAGTACGATTCTACAGCCCGCTTCAACGCAGATTATGCAGATGCCCTGATTGTCTGTCAAGAAGAAAAAGAACTAGAGGACAGAAGGAATCCAGCTGGTGCGTTAAAATCTCGAGCTACTGCTACTACTATCAGAAAGGAATTGAAAGGTGTAGACCCAATATATCAAGAGAGCTACACAGACTTTATCATGACCACAAATAAAGATGTGCCGATAAAGTTTGATGGTAGGGAAGACCAACGAAGGTTTATGATTATGGAAGCAGATGAACATTTTACCAGAAAAGAATCAGAGCTAGCAGATGAAGTGTTCACAAAGTTGTATGGCTTTGATGCAAATTTCAATAGAGTAGGAGTTCCTTTCCAAGAAGATAAAGAACTCATTGAGCAGTTCAAACATGAACTGTTTACCCGTCAGGACATAGCAGCAGTTGAGCTCAGAAAGTTTCCAAAGACAGCTGCATACAATCGCTGCTTCTCATTACCACGTACTTCAGATACAACAGAAATCGAAAGCATTCTCAGAGCACTTGTACCATTCATCAAAGCATCGCTGCTTGAGAATCGTTTGGTACTTGAAGTCGATGGACAATCAATCACAGATGTTATTCAGCATGTTGGAGCAATCCAGTTCATGCCAGCGTTCAAAGAGCATTCAAAGTTTGTCGCTTTGTGTCGACCACTTGTGTTCTATGAAATGGGCAGCATGAAACCTTTCGCACATTCTGTAGTTGAACGTGGTATCTATGACTGTGGTCCTTGGCTCATAGCAGACTACGGTATAGCAATCATTCCTGATATGGAACCGTTACTTGGTGGCTTCAGTAAAGTGCAAGGCCGATACAGGCAAGCACCTGCTGCGAAGTTCTGTCTTGTAGAAGATGTTCATAACAATCCTATTGGACACATTGAACGAATGCCTGTTGTGATTAAACCTAAACCAACACGTGCAGGTCAACGACTCAGGATAAATGATTCATTTAAGTATGACCCTAATGGTTGCTTTGAGACTGTAAATGAGATGGAAGACGGTATAACAGACCTTAAGAACAAGAGTCAGCATGTAGAATACATGGACACATTCTTATTGGAATCTGATACACCTACAAAAGTTCAGCAGCTCCAGGAGCAAGAACGTGCTAAAGCTTTTATAGATTTACATGGCGAAGGTGCAAAGATTAAAGCAAACGTACTATATAAAGAACGTTTACACACAGCTTTAATGGAATCACAGAAACTGTTTAATGATGGTAAAGTATGCAGAATAGTTTATTCTGGTGCTAAGTCATATCATTTGTTAGTACGTGTTTCTGATGAACCGAATGACATTGATGAATATAAATGGCTGCATGCTTATCTGTGTTCTCACATGTCAGATAAGTTAGTCTTTGATGAAAGTACATCTGACCCAGCTAGACTTACAAGAAGTCCACTTACCATGGAGCGTGTTACACATGCTTATGACCTTGAAGTAGTTGGAGAACAGAAACTTGTAGCAGAAGACTGGTCACATGTTTACACACTAGACTGGCGACCACTGTATGCACAATGGCAGAACAGACCACTGAAACCGTATGAACAGCGTTCTGGTAAACCTTTAATTCCTACACGCCCAGAGTATCGTGAAGCAATGGAAGCATTGATTGATAAGTCATTCTGGACTGATAGCAAGTATGACGGTCAACGTCAGACTTTATTCTTCCCAGGTTATAGACTGCTTCGTTTGCTTGGTTACAGCCATGATGAATTATGGTCTGGTATCTTAGCAGAGGGTATAGCAACTTACAAGAAAGCTGATGAACGTGGCTACTGGTTATCTAGAGCAGACTCAGAAATTATAGCACAGATTGATGGTGCTATAAACGAATATAATGAAAAGTGGGAGGCTGAGTAATGGCAGATATTGAAGTGCTTAATGACCCTATATGGGAGTACATGTTACATTCTAGACTTGCTGACTACATTCCTAAGGTCAGAGAGTTCTGGGCTGAGATAGATACACTGGAAGTAACAGGTACCGGTGTTTATCCAGTAACTGGTAAGGATGTGCCAGATGGTCTTATGTATCGTACAACGAATACTGCAGTACGTTCTCCAATAAAGAATGTACAAGTATTTCCGTTTGTTCCTGTGTCATACTTAAACTTGACAAATGTATCAGGTGGTGCGAACCGTATGGTAAGCAGAGTATGTGCAGGCAACAGATTTAAGATTGATGAGTTTACGATAATAGAGAAGAGTCATCTACCATCAACATACCATCAAAGTCAATTCGTTGCTTTTGTGCCGACAGAAATAATAGAAGGTACAAAACAACTTGGTCATTGGGTTTATATGACTGTACCAGAAATGCTTAGCATAAAGCAGGGTTGTCCGGTTAAATCAGTAGTGGACAAGATGAAGGTGCAACTATAAACATTTTTCAATTGAAATTATAATTGTAACAAAATAAATGTTATAATTATAACATAAATAATTTAATGGAGGTACTCGATATGAGTATGAGTACGACAACTTCTAACACAGAAGCTTTTGATTATCTTGCGGAGTATGAAGGTGCAGGCCTTGATACTATCACCCAGAACGAACAGGCAGTAAGCTACCTGTCACTCGTTCAGCCAGGCTCACAGGCAGCAGCAGATGGAGCTGAACCTGGAACTTGGAGAAACTCAGCTACTGGTGAAAACTATGGACCAGCAGTTCGTGTAATTGTTCTTGCATTCCGTACAATCTGGAATGAACGTAACTCTGAACCACCTTACAGTACAGTAGCACGTTATGCACCGCACAGCATTCAGGTTGAAATTCAGCAGCCTAAAGCTGGTAAGAAAGGCTATCCAAAGATGATTAACCCTGACTCTGGTAATGAAATCCAGGAACTGTATGTATATGCAGTAGCTCTTCCTGACCACCCAGAAGCAGGTATCTTGTACTTCAATCCAACTGTAGGTTCTATGAGAGCATGTCGTTCTTGGAACACACAGCTTAAGTCACAGTTACTTCCTAACGGAAAGCAGGCACCATTGTTTGGTTTCGCTTGGAACTTGCTTGCAGAGCTTGTACAGAATCCTGTTAAGCCTGCAGAAAAGGTTGCTCGTTTTACAAAGGTTCAGCGTGATACTCTTACTCCAAAAGATGTATTCATGCAGCAGGTTCAGCCACAGCTGGAAATCGTAACAAAAGAAGTGCTTTCAATCACACAGAGTGTTGAAGCAGATACTTCTGACAACAACTAATTAAACAAGCAGCAGTGTTAGTTATTCCCCCTCCCACCCGACTAATACTGCTGCTTTTCTTTTTAAGAGGCATAAATAATGAACTTTCCAAATACACTAAACAATACAGGCAAGAAGAATGATGAAGGTAAAAATAGACTGGACCTTATTGAACCTCAGTTTATTGAAGCCGTTGGCAAGGTGCTTACGTTCGGAGCTGATAAGTATGAACCAAACAACTGGCAGAAAGTCGAAGACGCAGAAGACAGATATTACGCTGCCGCTCTCCGTCACTTATTGGCATGGAGACATGGTGAAAAGACTGACCCTGAATCAGGGCTTAACCACTTAGCACATGTTGCAACAAACATGATGTTCTTGCTACATTTTGAAGAGGAGAAATAAGCATGGCAGACTTAAGTAACTTTTGTTTCACTGGTAGACTTGGTCAGGACGCAGTTGTAAAAGATGCAGGTAACACAAGACTGCTTGAAGTATCATGTGCTGTTAACACAGGATATGGTAACAACAAAAAGACAACATGGTACAAGCTTAAAGTATGGGGTACACGTGCTGATACACTTGCTCCAATGCTTTTGAAAGGTACTGCTGTTGCTGGTTCAGGTGAACTGTCTACAAGTGAATGGGACGGTAATGATGGTAGACATCATACTGATATTGAAGTAAACTGTAACGTGCTCAACGTAACATCTTCTAAGAAGAAAGATGAGCAGCAGGATGATCCTGTATACTAGGAGCAATTATGAAGAAGAAGCATATAGGGCTTGACCCTGATAAACGTCAGCAGCTCAGAGAAGAGCTTGAAGAGATTGCTGAACGTTACGACATAACAACCTACTTAAATATGCCAGACTTCTTGATTGCTTCTATGCTTATAGAACATATTGAAGATTGTAAGACTCTTCTTACAACAAGAGAAAAATACTTGCAGATTAAAAACTGATGCTTAATGTCATCGTTAAAATCTCCGTGGGAAGGGTGGTCAGCTGCTTGACCGGAAAGCAGTAAGCGAAAGCGAGTCACTCTAGGTTTTGGACTGATTAACTAGAGTGGCGGTTGTAGCTGTCAGCACATGTGAAACGCATGTAGACCTCACATACACCACAGCTTGCAAAAATCGAATGCAGGTAGTGGGGCCTTAGTTTAGAAATAGAACCGGCAGCTATAACTTTTTATTTTGGAACAGTCGTTACTAGCAATTGGTTAAGACGCTGTAGGCCGCAAGCCTCGGAGTTGTGGGTTCGAATCCCACCTGTTCCATAAACCTTGTACTATGAAGTCATGGGCGGATTTGTACAAGGTAATTATTTTATTAATCCCAGTCATGGGTGAAATGACAAGGAGCCTTTTATGGAAACAGAACAGATGTTAGAAGCTTTGGTTACAGCAATCAAAGAGTCAAGTAAACCTACCGCTGAATTAGCTCAAATGCTAAAGCACCAGATTACCCCTGTAGCGCAGTCACGACTACGTAGCGTAGACGTTAGCAAGATTGCTGTTAACAAAGATACTGCGTATGAAGTAAGCGGTGGTAGTGTCTATAATATGGTTAGCTTTTTAACCATAAGGTATGGTATAAAGAATGAAATATGTACAGACGCTGGCTGTGTTAAACTTGAAAAAGGAATGCTTTTCGAATATGACGGCTGCGAGTATACACTTACACAAGTATCTACATGTAAAGATGATTTGTTTGTTACATTTGCACTCAAGACAGACGCAGTATTGATTCAATAGTGCTATTGTCAGGAGGCCAGTTATGGAAGAAATAACAGAATACAGATGGATAGACCCCAAAGACTATAAAGGTTATGAATCTTGTATAAGAGCACTTTGGTTCAGAACAGATGGACAAGTAGCAGGCAGATATAGCATAGCTTTTTTATCAAGTGAGGGCCGTGTTATCATTAATAATTATAATGCAGATGGTAAAACGTATGCCGCACAATGCATTATATCATACGCTGATATACAGGCTGTAGATATTGTACGTGAAATAAGAAGGTAACAGATAGGTGAACAGACTAGTAGCGATGGATATTGAAACAGCAGGTGAGCTGTTCGATCCGAATGGTAGAATACTGTGCTGTGGTGCACATGGCGACGGTATTAGTAAAGTGTTTGACTTTGACATACCAGGTGACGTACATGAATGTCGTGACCTGCTGTATGATAAGTCAGTTGATAAAATATTTCATAATTGTTTGTATGATACATCTTGGCAATTCATCAAATATGATATGCAAATCAATGGCACAATTCATGACACAATGACAAGAGCATCATTAATCAATGAATATGACCCGTTGAATCTTGATGACTGCTGTAAACGTCTTGGAGTCAAAGGTAAGAACAAATCAGAAACAATTGAAGCATGGTTTGAGAAGTGGCAGCATACCATGAAGGGACTTGCTAAAGGTCTCAAGAAAGATATGTTCGTCAGTCCTAATGAGCTATACAATCCAGAAGACAAGTTAACATATAAACTTTCATCAGGTGAACTTGATGCACTGATAAGTGGTGTATATAAAAAAGATGTATGGGCAAATGCATTGATGCTCTGGCAAGAAGCTCCTGAGTTCAAAGAACTTATGATGAAGTATAATTTGCAAGACTGCGTTGCTACATATAACTTGTATAAAGCACAAGAACCTTACATGTCAAACTTGCAGCAGGTCTACAGCATGGAATGTAAACTCATACCAATCCTGCTTCGTATGAAGAAGACAGGTATACGGTTTGATGTTAAACGGGCACATGAGCTTGCTGAGAAGGTTGAAACAAAACGTATAGCAGTTGAAAATCAGCTTATTGACATGTACGGTGTAACTGGTGAAATGATTGCAAGCTCAAAGCAGCTTGGAGCAAGACTTAATGAAATGGGTATTGTGTCACCAGTAAGAACTAAGACTGGAGCACAGAGCTGGGGTGCTGATGCTATTGCACGTATTCATCACCCGATAGTTCCACTGATTGAAGAGTACAAGAATTACGACGCTATCTTAAATAAGTTCTTGCATGGTTCATTGCTTAAGTCTGTAGTTGGTGACAGAATACACTGTACGTTCTTACCAATGTTACGTGAAGAAGGCGGCACAGTTACTGGCAGATTTAGTTGTAAAGACCCAAACTTGCAGCAGATCCCTGCAAGAAACAAAGGCCACGGTGAAGACTTTTCACAGGACATGCGGTCATTGTTCTTACCTGAACCTGGTCAGATGCTTGCTGCTGATGACTACAGTCAGATTGAAGCTGTACTTCTTGGTCACTTCGCACAGGGTTCACAAGCTGAATGGTTCAGAGAGCAGTTGCGTGGTGGAGCAGACTTACATAATATTGCTATGGGCATGACCGGTATTACTTACCGTCCAGTCGTTAAAACGTTCAACTATGGCTGTATCTATGGCATGGGTTGGAAGACTGCTATGAGCAAGAACTACACACTGTTCGAAAAGCTGGCAGCACAAGAAGGTAAAGATATTGAAACGTTCACGAAAGAAATATACTATAACTATCATGCCAAGTTCCCGGTTGTAAAAGATACTATGGAATGGTGCCAGAATCAAGCGAAGCTTTACGGTTATATTGATACTATGGGTGGCAGACGTTTACACAAGCCACGTCCATCATATGACCCAGCAATTGGTAAGTGGAATGACTTCATATACAAGATGCTTAATAAGTTGATACAGGGTACAGCTGCAGATATTCTCAAGCAAGCTCTTATTACTGCTTATGATGCAGGTATCTATGACATATTGACACTTCACTTGCTGGTTCATGATGAACAGGTTAACAGCGTTCCGTTTAATAAAGCAGGTACAGAAGCAGCTGTTGAGCTTCAGCGTATCATGGGTAACGTATATAGAGACAGACTGCTTGTACCAATTAAAGCGGAATGTGAGCTTGGACCTAACTGGGGTTATTGGTCTAACAAGATATATTTGGAAATGCAGAAAGGCAACTTTGACCCTGCATTCTTTGAAGCAGATTATAGGGAGACACACTAATGGAAAAAGATGCACCTAAATGGACATGGAGCTTTGGTACAGGTAGTTATATTGACATTTGTAAAGATGGAATTGCTTGTGTACATTTTAGCTTTAATTATGAGTTAAAGTTTCAAATTGCTTGGTCAGTAGGTTATCTTGATAATGATGACTGGGACCATGTAATAGCATGTGTGAAAGAAGCTAAAGCTGTACTTAAAAAGATAAAGAGGATATAGATGAAAAAAGTATTACTTTACCGGACACTACTTTACTTCTGGCAGTTGCCACAGAACTTGGCTGGGTTTATCCTGTCACTGTATTGCAATGGTTCTAAGATATATGAATGCAATGATGGTGAACGTGTACCTGTCTACACATGTAAACTGTTCTATTCTGCTGTGTCACTTGGTGACGTTGTTATAGCAGATAATAGAATCCGTATAGCAGGTAATACACTTAACCATGAACATGGTCACCAGAAGCAGTCAAGAATGCTTGGCCCGTTATATCTGATTGTAATTGGCCTGCCTAGTTTAATAGGCAACATTATCTTTAGACTGTTCAAGATTAAAAATAAATACTACTACAGACAGCCTTGGGAAGCTTGGGCAGACAAGCTTGGAGGTGTAGAACGATGATTGAATATGAAATTATCGATGCTGATGACAGACACCATCTTGGCACGTTTTATAGTCCTGTAGGTTCGATACATGACCTCTGGGACGTAGTAGCAGAATATTTTAGTAACTTTTTTATCTTAAGGAGATAATATGATATATTGTAAACCTATCTATTTAGGCTCTGGTGCAAAGGCACCAGTGTACAAGACAAAAGAAGCAGCTTGTGCCGATGTGTTCTTGCCTGCTGATGTTACAATTAAACCTGGTGAAGTAGCATGTCCAGGTTTGCAACTTGGCTTTGATATTCCAGCAGGGTGTAAGATTGTAATGTACCCGCGTTCCAGTCTTCTTGTTAAGAAGGGTATTGTACAGCCTACATCAATTATTGATGCTGACTATCGTGGTATGGAAGTACATGTACCATTGTACAATACAACAAATAAACCAATCACACTTAAAGCAGGTGAACGTGTAGCACAGATTGAAGTACAGAAAGTTGAGCATGTAGTAGACTGGGTACTTGAATCAAATGAAAGAACCGGTGGATTCGGTTCAACAGGAGAAGGAAAATGAAACTAATACCAATGAAAATTGAGTACCTTGGAGCATTTGATTTGCCATCTGAAAATGATGTACTTACGTTTATTGGCAGATGTGCAGGTGAAGCATACAACAGTAAGATGGACAGAGAAGCATGCATGAACAGAGCGTTGAACATTATCAAACGTGGTCATCACTCACCATACGAACACATGAACATTACGCTCAAGTGTACTGTTGACCGTGGCACATCACATGCTCTGGTGCGTCACCGTCACTGTGCTTTTACACAGAGCAGTACCATTTATCAGAAGTTCCAGGAATGTGAGTTCATTGATGAAGTAAACGAAAAGCAGGATGCTAATATTGATGAAATAAAAGTAGACGCTTATGAATATGCAGAGACCTTGTATCATGATTTATTGGATGCAGGTGAAGCGCCTAGTTCAGCAAGAGATGTATTACCAAATGACCTTGCTACTAATGTAGTCATCACTACTAACTTGCGTCAGTGGATGTACATGCTACAAAGACGCTGTGGTCCTGGTGACAGTGATAAGATGCATAAGTGGTGTAAGTTAACACGTTACTGGTTCGAAGAGCATTATCCACGTATAACACTTGCTTTCGATACTTGGTATGATAAACATCCGCTGTAATGCCTATGGAAAATGTTGTATTTTCACCGTATCTGTCGCCTGACAAACAGTCAGAGTATGACAGGAATCATCTTGCAGATGCACTAGGCTATGCTCTGAATCCAAAGTATGCGCGATGGCCTGTACAGAAGTCTTATGCCTGTGAATGTAAGCATTGTGACCTTACACTATATACAAGCACTAAAAGATTAAACTGTGAATATTGCGGGAGCAGCGACCCTAGTGTCTTTGAATGTAAAGAACTAGACTAATAAAACAGGGTACACATAACGTGTACCCTTTACTTTTTATACTGCTGAGAACTCCTAATTAGTTTTTGCTGAATTACCTTTGCACGGAGCAAAGAGAACTTGATAAGGGTATGAACCAGTCTTTGATGTATAAGATGTGCTTATAACATCACCTTTTTTAACAGGGGCCCAGCCCGAACTACTCTCCACAGAAGCAGGACCCGTATCTCCTGCATTACGAACTACAGACAGACCTAATTGCACAGCTTCCTGTATAGAACTTGGTGACGTTTCACCATCATCAGACCAGACATACAAGTCACAGCTAGTAGTGCTGGCTGCTGCAGCTCTAATCCAGCCATCTTCTGTTACTGTCCAAGGAGCTCCTGTATAAGGACCACTGCCCGTCCAGAGATTGTGAATGGACATATTATTCCAGTCTGGTGTTGGGTCTACTCCCCCCCACATCTCGTTTATCAACTCCTGCTTTAATTCTGCAAGAGCTTCTTTAGTTGAAATTTCCATTATACACTTATCTCCTTTAATAACTGCTTCCACTTGTTGCTGTCAACATAGTATGCTGGACACAGTTTACCTGTCCAGTCGAAATGTCGTACAATTGGAGCAGTGATACCTAACTCTTTGTTTAGGTACTTTATCAATTCATTCAGGCTATTGATACTCATAGCGCTGAACTCACCTTCTTTATTCATTGGTATTACTTCAATACCAATTGTCTGGTAGTTTCCAGGTCTGCAACCTGCATGCCAGGCAACACGTTCGAGTGGCCAGCACTGAAGCACCTCTTCATCTTTAATGATGAAGTGAGCAGATGCTTCACCTTTGCTGTCTATCCACCACTGGCGAACCTGCTCTGGTGTTTGTCCAGGATAAGGTCCAGTCCAGTGAATAGTTATTCCAACTGCATGACCGTTGTCAAACGAATTGTGTGTGCTGCACTTTGCATCGTCTGGAATAAAATTAGTTTTTAGCTTCATCTTTCTTTACAATAAGCCCTGTGATGAGTGTGATAACACCATCAACGAAGATAACAATCGCTACACCTTTAGCTCCAAGCTTAGCAATGCCTTCAGCAGACATACCACCAATGTACAGTCCAGCTGCAGAAGCAATCATCAATACTGATTCTACAATCATTACAACAGGCTTTGCGAGGAACGCTTTAACCTTTTCAAACAAATTTTTCATTACTAGCCTCCTATGCTAATATATCTACGAAGCGAGGTACTGGTACCTGCTTAACGTACAGAATTATAAACACTATCTTTATTCCCAGTAGGAATAATAATGTAAACAGTAGAAGCGTAAGCACTTTTATCTGTATCTTTATCTGTGCTTTCTGCTGCTCGATAGTCTCGTATGAGCTGTTCAACTGCTCGTTGATACTCATCAAAGAGTTCGATAAGTTCGTCGACTGTTCCTTCCATTCCAGAGCTTCTTGCTGTGATAGCTTCAAGTCGTTCGATACTTGATTCAATTGCTCTGTCACGTACTCGGATTCCTTCTTCAACTCTATCAATTTCTCTTTGATGTTCGATGATAGACTTTGAAGGTTTTGTGCTGACACAGCTGCTAAGCAACATGAGAGTAATACCAAATAATATAATCTTTTCATGCATAACTTTCCCTAATATCAACAAACTCGTCAAGTATACTTGTAACAAACTCATTGCACATAGTTCTAAACTCATCTGTCAAGAACCATTCATCTTCAACTTCCTTCATTACAGTATTATATACCAGTTTACATTTAACGTCATAATATTTCTTATCACCACGTTTGATATGATTGTACAAAGCGGCCTCTTCAAGTACATCTGCTACCTTACCCAAGATAGCTTTAGTACGCCACTTATCTAAGTGTTGTGGCAACTGTGCAATCATACCGTCACAAGCAGCATGTAAGTAGGTGAGTTGAACACGTAAGATTTTACGTTCATTCTCATCCTCACCTACAGTCATGAACTTGGTGTGGATTCTAATACGACCCTTCTTTAACAGTATCACAACTATTATGAGAAGTATAACTGCTACTACATAGCCTATTGGATTGCTAAAGAAGTTACTAATCATCTCTGCCCAGCTCATGTTGTTCTCCTATGCAAGATACTGAATATAGTATGTAAAGTAACCATCTGCATCAGTCAGTGTTGGTAATACAAAGTTGTCAGGATTCTCAGGTGTACCATACTTGTCACCAATTGCTGCATACAACGCTGCATAAGTAGCTTTTGATACTTCTGAACCGTCACATGCAATATATCCATAAGGTGCTGTATTAGAAGCAGTCATTTCAATATGACCTACTTCATTTGGCATTGCCCATGTATATGTCAGTCCTACAGTATATATATAGTCATACGCCCTTATCTCAGCAGGTGTATCACTTGCTAAAGCATAGCATGTAAGACTCTCTGGAACATACTGTTGTGAACCATACTGTGTAGTTATATTACGATAACCTATAACAGTATTAGAAGCCTCTTGAATATATGTAAGTGTATTCACAACAATGCGACAAGCACACCAGCTACTAGAACTTGTACCGATTGTACCGGCTGTTTTGTCACTACTAAAATCTTGTGCCAGTGTACTTAATAGTGTTGTATCTGTAACTTCTGTACAGGCTGTAAGAAGTGCGTTTACCTGTTCCAAATCTGTACCAGCAGACGATATAAGATTATATGTAGTGATGTAACTAGTAGGCGCAGTATAATATTTATCATTATACCTAAGATAGAACTGGTTGTCTATTACTTTACACATTAATAAGTCATATACATCCAGGTCTTCATAATCATGACTAGTACCATACATTACACTATTACCTGCAACACCTGCACCATAGTTACCAGATACATTTATATTTATACCGGTTACTATATTTACGGCTTCCATGTTAGCATTATACATATCAAACTTTTTAAGATAACAGTATTGTGCATCATGATAGAACTCACCAAGACTTGTACCAGTACCACTTGGAGCAACTGGTGGAACTACTGTACTTCCATTTGCATTTATGTAACCAGATGTACCTTCAATAGTATATACAGTACCGGTAGTGATACTTGATGCCTGTGCACGTAATACAGTGTCACTTACTGTAGGACGTGGAATTGGAACAGCTTTCTTTGCGACTGCGTCCCAGCGGAGTAAGTCGCCGTCCAGCAATCCCGATTCTTCTTCACGTGTGAGAAGTGGTTCATTTTCAGATTCATCAAGCTGTGTAATAGTTAGACTATAAAAATAAACTAAGTCATACTTGGTTAAAGCATCAAGTGTATCAATAAGCTCAGTATCAGACACTGCTGTATCCGACACAGCTAACTTGTTATTACTTAGGATAACTGTAAACCAGTTTGTGCCATTATAGTGATAAAAATTACCACTGTGCAGAACACAATTAGCAAGCTCATCCATGTCAAATGCTGTCTTTATACCTGTGACAACAGTTGCTTCTGTATCTGTCAGGCCTTCATAATATGTATCATTATAGAATACAAGTCCTGTGTATGTTGTGTCTGTTTCACTGTTATCTGCAACACGCCATGTGCCATCTTTATCAACTGCTAATGTAGCTGACTTATTTGCCGCATAATTATGAACAACTATACCAGCATGTTCATCGTTACCGAGCACAGTACTTTTATTATGCCGTAATACAAAGTAATCGTCACTTGTCTGTACTGTTTCAGTATCATTGATGTACTGTTTGCCATTTACAAATAAGTCACCTGAAATAGACACGTCATCACCAAATGATGCTTCACCTGTAAACACTGGTTCGTTCTTTGGAGCAAGTTCGTCACGTAAAGTTGAAAGTACAGATGTTTCTGCAGTATCTGTGTAGTCTTTACAGTCTGTTACTTGCGCATCTACTTCTGACTTTGTGTAATAGTCTTCAAGTTCTTCAGATAGTTTCTCATCAACATATTTGCGGTTCATAATCTGCTCAGCAACATACTGCCTTGAGTAAACAAGGTATGCTATCTGCTTGTCATAAGCAGTCTGTAAAGCAGTAATGATAGTTGTATCAGCTACTGGGTCGTTATCAACAAGGATGCTCGTTGGGGTCAATCCTGTTACTTCATACCAGTTGCTTGTATCTGAATTATATCTGTAGTATGAGTCAAGATACTTACGAACACTTCCAAGGATAGTTGACGTCTTCAGTGTGTCAGTGCTTGGTATAACAAGTGGTGTGAAGTCACTACTCATTATTTCTGAGTCAATTGACCAGAAGTAGTCATCATCCCAAGTTGGTGCTGTTGGAGTACCAGTCAAATGTGGTGACTCAATTGGAGCAAACTTTTCGTCAGCTTCCTGGTTGTCATAATAGTCTTCAGCTACCTGGCTTAATACTTCAGCAGCTTTTTCATCAACATACTTTTTATTTGTAATCTGTTCATCGTACTCTGGTACATCAAAAATGCAGTAGTTAACTGCAATCTTGGTGAGTGTTTCAAGAGTAGCGATAAGACCAACTTCTGTAACTTCACTACCTCTAACAATTTCAGTAGTAGTAAATCCTGTAACAACATACCATTTTTCTGTTGCTGTATCCTGTGTGTAATATATACTGTTATAGTATACCATCTGACCAAGCAGAGTAGCAGTATTCAATGTTGCTTCAGATGGCACAGTAGCAGAAGTCATATCGGCATTAACATATGATACTGTACCAATACGCCAGAAGTAAACTTTACCAATATCCGGTGTAAGAGGATAGCCAGTAAAGTGAGGTGATTCAGTACTGATGTATCTTTCGTCACACTCTTCTTTAGTATAGTAGTTTTCTGACATTACTTCCTGAACAACTCCAGGTACCTCTTCTTCAACAACCTCAGTTGTCTTAGCAGTGATACGATTATCAATTTCAGATTTAGTATAGGTCTTTTCAGAAATCTGCTGAGCAACTTCATCATGCACAATAGCCTGTGCAGCTTCAGCAGCTCTCTCTTCAATAGCAGCGTCTGTACCTTCTTTAGTATAGATTTCCTGTCCATTTAGGAACTTATATGTATCGCTCATGTTTTCCTCCTATGCTTCACACTTGAAGATTGTATGGTCTTCCGCTGGAATTACAAATGTTTCAGTAGTAATACCCCATGCTTCTGCAAGCTGTGGATAATCTGTAACATTAACTTCCTGACCGCCAGCATAAACATACTTAGCTGGAACGTTGTCTGATGAACCTGGCCATCTTACACCTACACCAACTAATACACCATCAGATGTACTACTGCCACCAGATGTCTGATGTCCACTTGGTACATAGTTATTAAGGTCAACCTGTGTAAGTACAGTTGCATTACCATCAGATACAGGTTCAACGTATTCATCACTAAGCATTGGTGAAGCAAAGTTAACACCTGAAACGTGCGGCTGGAAAGCAAGCATCTGGTTTTCACCGAGCCCGTCTTTAGCAACACAGATGTAGTAACGAGGAGTCTGGTCCGCATCTGTTGCTTTACAAAGAGCGAATGATGTATTGAGCCATTCACCTTCTGCACGTGTAACATTTACATCAATAATACCTGTGTCAGAGTCACTAACTGCAAAGTTAATCTGTGCAGCCATATTGTGTGTATCAGCAAACTTGATATAAGCAGAACCAACGTTGTCTACAAGCATACCAAGAACATGCCAGTGTTTACTATTAGCATATCCAAGATACAGATGCTGCAACTGTGATTCATTTGGTGTGTACACTGTACGTGTGAGTAGTGCTTTAAGTAACTTTGCTGCTGTTACTTTTGTAGTAGCAGTGCCTGTTACTGTAATATTTTCAAAGGTGTTGCTAGCAAGCTGTGCTTCAATAGCAGTGAGACGTGCAAGAATACCTGTATCAGCAGTATTAAGTGCACTGTTGATTGTTTCAAGCATGCCACCAATTGTACTTCCAGCAGGAATAGTACCAATTGTAGCAGTGAGTGTTTCTACTGTAGAAGTGAGACTTGACATCTCTTCATCTGTAGCACACTCAGTAATCAAAACCCAAAGCTTATAAAGCAATGCAATTACATTATTATTTGCAGGGTTAGCATTATCAATAAGACTTGCTGCACTACCAGTGAACTTAGCAGTAAGCGCATTTGCAAAAGCAGTTGTTACTTCTCCGCGTAAGTCTTTGATTGCTTCATCTGCATTGCTGCTTGCTGTATTAAGTGTTGTGTTGATTGCTTCCAGCTGTGCAGCAACATAATCTTTAACATTATGCACATTGTTATCACTGCTAGCATGCTGACTTATATGGTCATTAAGGCTATCAAGCATGGTACGGTATGCATTGACAAGGTCGAGTATAGACTTTGTTGTAGGCATACCACCTGGCTGAGGGCCATTAAAATCTGTAAATGTACTCATGACTGTTCCTCCTGAGCTGGTACTGCTTGCTGTTGTCTAGCAGCTACAGCAGCCTGACACTGCTGTTGTACCCAAGCCTCATAATTATCTAATATTGAGTCAGATAATGAATCAGCAGACTGTTGCATTCTTGTGGTCCAGTCTGCCTTTATCTGTGCATTAATTTCCTGCTTCGTCATCAGTTACCTCTGATGCATCGTCTTCGGGTTCGTCAACTGATTCGTCAACTGATTCGTCAACTGGTTCGTCTTCATCAACATCAATAGACTCAGCTTCTTCCATTGCTGCTTTCAATCTTGCTTCAAAGTCTACTGGGAGCTTAAGATAGTCAGGGATCTCATACCCAAGCAGTGCTTCTGCAATCTTAATGTCAATAGCTCCAGAGAGAGCAAGGTCAGTCATTACTGCCTGATACACTGGATCCTTTCGCTTGTTACCAAGAATAATGTTATTCAAAGTATTCTTTCTATACATCTTATCCTCCTAGAAAAGACCTATTATGCCTAAGAAGTTGCGCATTGCCTCTTCATTATTTTTCATGGCATCTAGTTTACTTAATATTGCTTTTTGTTGTGAAGGGCTAAGATTAGCCGTTTTCACTTTTCTATACATATCCTTAATACTTAAGGCTTTATCTTCTTCATTAATAGGCTTAGCTGAATCAGCATACTCACGTATATCTGCTAAGTCTGCTTTTTCTTTCTTTGTAAGTTCATCTTCACTTTTAGCAATGAGCTTACCTGATGCATTTGGTACAAATACATAACTACCTGTACCCCAGTTCATTTCATCAGAATCCTTAGTGGTTTTACCACCTTCTTTTGTATAAATAAATTTATACCTTGTACCGTGTAATGTACCACGAATCCTTACTAGGTCCCAGAATCTGATACCTAGTAAGTGTCTAACTTTATTATCTACTGAACTTATTTGTGTTTGTTGTGTGAGCGCGTATACTCTGAGCTGGCCAGCGACCGCAGTTGGAACTCTAAAGTATACACATTCATCGTCATTCCAGAATGTCACACGTAGTAACATTCTGTATTCATCATATTCCAAGAACTTAATATGGCCGCAACCTTCTACCTTAAAGCTATGCTTAGGCTGAAAACCAGTCTTGATATACTTAATCATATCCTTATCTGGTGTTTCAGGTTTAACATCCTCCTTGGTAGGAAACCAGGCATAGAATGACTGATAGTCGTCAGCTGGCACTTTGTAGCTTTTTCCAGTGTCAGCGTCAGTTAAATAACGCCAACCCTGTTCTGACCAGTTCTTTTTTACATCAGCCTTCTTTACCCTTTTGAAATCTGTATTCCAAGGGTTAACGCCAGCGGTTACAGTTTCGGCCATACTTCAGCCTACCTTACACAGCAGTTACGTCTGTGATTGGAGCACGCAGCTTAACAACTGTATAGCTGTATGTGTGTTCTGTGAAGATAGCACCCATTTCATGCAATGCAATTGGAAGCTGGTTCTTTGGATGTCTGATACCATTTCCGTATGTAAATGATGCAAGACTTCCATCACCAAGAGTTGGTGAACCATAAGTGATACGCTGTGAAAGGTCAAGCTTAGTCATCAATTCATTAGGGATTGTAAGGTCCTTAATCTTTGGTGGTTCAGACTTTGACCATGTTTCCTGGATGTAGTTATCAATTTCCATTGTAGCATTATCCCAAGCATTGTAAGCAAGGTCATCTTTTGGTCCGATGATAATTACATCAGTTGGCATGTTCATATCTTCAACAACGTCACGTACAACCTGGTTACCAATCTGGTAATCAACAGTCTTAACACCACGCTGGTATACGATAGGTCCTTCTACCAAGTTATCACGGATAACTTTTACATCGTTACCTTCTTCATATCCAAGTGCGATACGTGTTACAGGGTTCATCCAAACACCAACATCTGCATAAGGAACAGTTGCTTTTGTAAGGAATGCACCACGCATGATAGCGTCGATGATGTGTTCACCCTGCTGCTGAACAACATAACCGCCAGCCTGTTCTGTAGAATAGCGCAAGCGGTTTGACTGGTCACGGAATGGCATGTCAAGACCAAGACGTGTGTCAAGGTCGCTTGGATCTGCATACCATGGGAACAAGTCAGCAATACCTTCCATAGCACCTACAACAGCGTCTGAACCACTTGTGTAAGTACCTGTACCAGTAAACTGATCATATACACCCTGGAATGGACCTGAAGCAACAGTGATTGCAGCAGATGACCATGACTGGAATGTGTTCTGTGGCATACCAGTGATTTCACGGTTCTGTGCAACTTCGAGGAAGTCACCATCTTCCCAATCAGATACAGTTGTACCTACTGCCATAAGTGACAAGCGGTTTGGCTGGTTTTCAAGAACCAAATAAAGTTCTGTTACATCAGAAGCAGCCCAAGGAGCAGCACCTTTTGTTTTGATAAGATACTTACCATTCTTAAAGTTGCTGTTGAATACGTTAAGAGGTGTCTTGATTGTAAATGGTTTACCTACACCGAATGTAGAACCATCAGGCAATGTTGCATTAGCAGCGAATGTGTTTGGCATTGGATTGTATGCAGCAGCAATAGATGGAGCTGTGATTCCTTCATAATCTGAAGAAACACTGCTGTTTGCACCGCGGAGCTGATGTACAACGCCGAACTTACCATGAATAACAAAGTTCTTGAAGAGTGATGCAACGTTTGTACGCAATGAGTGCATACGTGTAGCATAGTCACTTTCGAAAGAAGCTTTCTTGTCTTTTGTTTCAAGGTTGATTGTCATATCAACATTGAATCCGTCAGATACAGTACCATAAGTAGCATGGTATGTACCGAATTCCAGCTGACCTGGTTTTACAAGTCCTACGTTTTCTTTGAATACCTGTGAGTTCAAAGTACCACCAGTGTTGGTAGTAGAGAGCAACATACGATATTCAAACTTATCGTTGAACTTCCATTCTTTCTTTTTGCTTCTAATCAAGCGAACGATGTCCGACTGACATGGAAACAAACCGTTGAGCAGGTAGTCAACAATGAATACCTGCTTACTCAATGACTCAATCTGGTCCTGACTAATTGGCATAGTCTTTCCTCCATTAAATTAACTGCTATAAGCAGGTTTATTTATTTGACAACCCTGCAAGAATGTTGCGAGTTGTTTCATCCTGTTCTTCAGCTGCAGGTTCTTCTGCAGATTTGTCAGACTCTTCTGACTTTGTTTCTTTTTCTTCTTCCGATGCAGCTGGTGGTTCTTCAGCTGGTGTATCTGTTTCAAGTTCAGCAATGAGCTGGTCAAGGTACGCATCGTCGTCCTCTTCGTCTTCAACAATGTCACCATTCAATGCTTCTGCATTTTCTGCTAACTGGTCTGCTACTGCAGTATCATCTTTAATGTCAGCAGGTGGTTCATTCTTTTTAGGTGATTCCATTTCACCAAAAACAAAGTGACCTTTAAGACCTTCCCGATTTTCTTCTGGGTACAAATCAATCCAGCTATTAAGTTCTTCATCAGGGATGTCTTTGCCATTTACAACCATGTTAATGAGCGATAGTACAGCATCTTTACGTACATCATCTGGTAGCCCAACAAGAGATTTCAAGAAATCACTCGCAAGCTCTTTATCATTAAACCTTGCCATTTATTCCTCCTTATCTATTTTTACCAGCACTCGCAAGTGCTTTATCTAATCCTGTTTCTTTTGCCTCAGTAAACTTACTCTTTAGTTCAGCTTTACTCTTTTTATACTCTGCAAGCAACTTTCTATACGCTTCAGGAGTCATTGTACCTAACTCTTTGGCGTCTAAAAGTGCCTGCTTTAATGTGCCTAGCTTATCGATAGGTGATTCCCAGTTACGATAATTATCATACTGTTTACCACTATAAGCAGACTCCTCATCGCCAAGATAATTATCATACTGTTTACCACTATAAGCAGACTTCTCATCGCCAAGATATTTTTCACGTATCTTGTTAGACAAGTAGTTATGCACAAAGTTATTGTACATATATGTAGGTGAAGGCGCTGCAGGAAACTTGATACCTGCACGCACATCATCTTTATCTTGTAACAGATAAAACCACAGCAAATCCTTCTTAATCTGACCTCGCTGCTGAGGAGACTTTGAAGGGTCAACGTAAGCTTTCTCAAGTCTACTTATATGATTACTTATGACTTTGTCAGCGTGCTGTCTGCCATAACCAAGCATATCTGTATACTTATCAAATATGAAAGCATCACGACTATCTTCAGGAATTTCACCTGTCTTCAAGTACTGGTCATATAGCATCTGTCCTCTTGTAAACTGACGCATAGCAGCTTCATATCTTGGCGACGTAGGCTCGATAGGATGACTATTTGCTTCAGCTTTAAAGTCCTCTGGAATCTCAAAGTCAGTTATTACTTCTGGAAGTTTTGTTTCAAACTGTGGTAATGTACCCTGACCACGAGCTTCTTTTGGTAATGCAACTTCTACATCAGCTATCAAATCACTTCTGTTATTTATATATCCAGGTTTAGGTTCAGCATACACTTTACCATTCTCTGTTTCAAAATAAGGTTCTGTTACATCATGTGATGGAAAAAGATGCTTACCTGTCTTAGTCCAGTTTATCATATCATTAAGCCATTCTCTCCACTGCAATGGTGGTGGAAAGTCAGCTTTCTTTACATTTTCAAAGAGCTTTGCACCTAAATCACTAGGCGTATATACTGACGCTACACGTCTACCCTGCTCGTCAAGTACTTCAGCAGACTCAGGTGTATAAGCTATCAAATCGTTATCTGGTACCCGCTTAGGTACCTCAAAACGCGTTGGCCACTGATACACCCGTGATGCTTCATTAAGCACTGGTGCACTCAATGAAAGATCAGCAGGTTCATTATCTTTTCCACGTAGAGCATTATTAAGCATAAACTTTATAATGCTATCGGCACGTGCTTCTGAAGAACCTGTTCCGTTAGACCTGAGCGCTTTGAGCATGTTTTGTAAACTATACTCAGGTCCCTTAAGGTCGCTGTAATCTTCATCAGCTTCAGGTGCCGATGTTTTAGGTAAAGTAGCCCTTTCCTGTAGTCTAGCAAGTTCTTCTTGCACTTCAGGAGTTTGCGTGAAATAATCATACAACGCTACAGGGCTACTTTTATCAATAACCACCACCTACTCCTTCCAGTACGTTAGGATTGACTGGTGTACCTTCAGGCATAGGGGCGGTTGGTTCCTGTGACATTTCTGGCA